ATTCACGATCTGTTTCAGTAGATTTTGTTTTTATCTGCTCACCTATTGAGATGTATTTTTCAAGATTGAATAAGTTGATTAAAAACTTTTTACGGTTAGCGTCAGTTGCTTTTAAAAACTCTAATAAATCTGTTGATGATTGATAAGTAAGTTGTGAAAAAACTTCAAAGTCTAATCCAATGATTTGAGATAGCACTTTATAGGTATCTAATACTTTATGATCTGAAATGTCTATTCCATTTTCTAACAGTTTTACTTTAGTTTGTGCTCCTGTGCGAGTAACTGATACTACATATTCTTTATCGTCAGCAACAAAAGTAAGCTCTGAATTCCAGTTTTTATCTTTTGACCAACGATTAAGAATATCTGACTTTTTAATTCCTTTAATATTTTTATTGAATAAAGTTTCTTGAATTACCATAGCAATAGATGACTTACCGCTACCATTCGGGGCTGTAAGTTGTGTAATCTTTGCTTTATCAAGATCTATCTTATTATCTTTTCCATAAGAAAACATATTAGAAAAAGACAAAGTTTTTAGTTTAATCATAGTCATAGTCTGATTAACCTTTCGTCGTGTTGATTATTTTTATAATACTCTTTTCTGATATACTGTAGGGTAAAATAGTCCCAAGTAATAAAGCTTTGACGAGTATAGTTGTGAGTAGCTCTTATTTTATCTCTGATAATTCCTGCATAGTTATATCCATTTTCCCAACCAGTTAGTTTGACTCGTCTAGGTAAGTGTGGAAATGCTTCATAGAGAAAATCATTGTTTTTATCACCAGGCTGTTTTGCATCATAGTTTGCAGCATAGTGACAAAAGACGGGCTCAAGAGAGGTAAAGGTAAAAAATAGTTTTTTAGCATTAATAGCGTATTTAACTAAATTAGGAGAATCTTCCCACCAACCGATTCCCACGCCATTATGCCAGTCTGGATTGTGTCCTGAAAAAATTAAGATTTCATCATCGGCTACGTGACGAAACATATTGGTATGTGCAATTTGAGAGTATGAATGAGTAAACTGACCGAGTTTCACTCCATCAGGAATAGTTTCTAAAACAAACTGTTCTTGGTTGAGCTCTATAACCTCATGATCGATTTGTTTATCTTTTACCCAAGCATGTGCGTAGCTTAGATCATCATCATTAATTCCATTAAGCAGTCTTTGTGAAACAGCACGAAAAGGAATTCCAAGTTGATAAAACATTTCAGCTGTAACTTCAGAATCAATTCCACCTGAAAGAGTTAGCACATATCGGTGAGAATCTTTATAACGTTTGTGAAACTGTTCTACTAAAATTTTTAGATCATTATAGAAAGACTTGCCACGACGATAGTATAACGGAGAGGTGCAACGAACTCCGATTGATGGACACAGTTGAGAAGTTTCATATCGTTCAGGACGCATCCAAGAACGATTTTGAACATATTCCCAATATATTCTATTGAGAGATAAGTCAAGTGTCATGTGTTAATACCAAGTTGTTTAAACTCACTCATCACTGTATCAACATCTGCTACTTTGATATGGTTTAGGTAGATTTCTAGTTCTTCAAAGATTGTTTTGTTTTTTAGGTCAAGAGTTGCATCACTTTGTGGTTTTTCTACTACCTTTTTATCTAGTAGCTCTGAACGTTCAATGGCAGCAAGCTGGTCTACGGAACCTGTCACTTCATACACCACATGATGTCGAGAATCTGTCTTCATCTGTTCGCCAGCTTTAATTGTGCGACGAACCAACTTGGGTAGGTCTAGATCGTAGAACTCACGTGTATAGTTATGCGAATCTATGACCTCGTACAAATCAACTCCATATTCACGTTTTTCGTCTCGGTCAAATGTAGTATTTAAGGGAGAACCAGGATAGTAACAGTTAGTGTCGCCATAACGATGATTAAAGTGTAGATCACCAAGTAACACCAAGCCCCAGCGGGAGAGACGCGAGAAATCATATTCTGGCGTAATATGCGGCGGAACCTCTCCACGTATATGAGTAACGAGTATTGCGTCCTCCTCATATGATGGTAAATTGTCTGTTTGTACCTCGCCATACGGGAAGAACTGAAATAGCGTTTTGCCCACACGCGCAGATCCGTTACGAGTAAATACCTGTACACTCGGATTTTTAATTGCATTCTTTTCAGTAAGGTGCTCAAAAAATGTTTCTCCTTTGCGTGTTGCTTCGTGATTGCCGGGGATGATGAGTGTGGGAATCGTGACTGAGTTGATATAGCTTAAAAACAGTGAGATTTCATCTGGCTCTGGTTTTTTATCAAAGATGTCACCAGCTATCACATGCACATCCACGCGTGCTTCAAGTGCAATGAGCTTGCGAAACATTTCACGAAAACGAGCAGTCTGCCAATCGTATGGAACCTTTTTCTTGTGTAGATTGATATGCCAGTCAGCTGAACATAAAATTTTTGTCATTGCAATTCCTCTTCAAATATGCTAATTTATGTGAACCAGCTAGTGAATAGCGCAACACCGTAGGTGAAAAGCTGTCGAACAAGGCTTGAATCGCTGTGCTCTAGCTGATGTCTCGGAGAGACGTAACGTGGCAACGTAGTTGCCTAACCGTCACGTCATCCGTGTGTCTATCTTCCGATAATCTTTCCAACATCACCCTCAAAAGTATAACTTCCAACATGGTTAAGTTTTGTATTTGGATCTAACCAAATCTCTCCCCCAAGTTTTTGCCAACGACGGCAGAAAGTATAGTCTTCTGAAAGATAACGATTATCATCAGGATCGAGCCAAGTATCAAACAAGGCATAGCAATACTTATTAAACTTTGGATCGATGTTTGAATCGTTTCTATAATGAAGTTCTGGATGAGCTTGCATCATCTTTTCTACCACTTCACGTTTAATCAAGAAAAATCCAGTAGAAGCATCTAGTACTTCAACAGCACCATTCTCAACACGCACTTGCTTTTTTTCCATATCTTGGAATTTAAAGTTAATAGCATACTGAACTGGGAGAGCTTTTTTAGGATAAGCTGCTGCCATAATAGGTTTATCATAGGCTAGTGCTCGTAGTATAGAATCTGAATCAAACTCAATATCAGAATCAATAAACATTAAGTGTGAGCAATCAGATTCCATAAACATTGCTGTTAGAATATTTCTTGCACGAGTAACAAGTGATTCATTACGAAGAGTAGTGATTCTAAAGTTAATTCCATGTCTCATAAGTGTTTGTGACATACGAAACATTGAAAGAAAATATTGATCTGTTAGCATACCACCATAACAAGGAGTAGCAAAAAATACATTATGTTTTCTCAATAACTCTAGATCAATTGTTGCTTGATTACCTTCAACAGCTTTGAAAGCACCAAAACGTTTTTCTGCTGGTGCTTCAGAGCCGTTAGCAGGTTTCATATCTGCTAAAGTTTTTTTCATTAGGCTAAATCATCCACGTCTTCTACAGGCTTGAATTCGTCGGAAACATCTCCCGCGAAGTAAGAAGTGTTTTGTAACAACCACTCTTTTTGTTCATCATAAGTTTGACGCTTATAGATTTTTGAAAGATCAAATAGTTCAAGCTCTTTTTCTGCGTCTGTGAGAGGTGCATTGTTACGAGCTGGAATGATTGAGTATTTGACGTTTTGTGGTAAAGGTCCTGTCTTTTCTTTTTTAATGGTAATATCATAACCATTACTTGGATCTGCAGGATTACCGTAGTCTGGATTTGTTGCGTAATCTACAATCTGTGAGTAGATAGTAGCACGAAGGTCAAACAGCTTGATTGAGCCGTCTGAACGATCAATTACGTTACATACATAAGAAAATTGTGGCTTATCAGAATAGATAGCTTCGTCAATTTCTTTGAAAGGGTCTTGAGCAGAATTGTCAAAAGATTCTGTCTCACGTGAGAATTGAAGACATTCAACAGGCATTTTCTTACCTTCTTTTGTTACTACCCAATAGCAGTAACGAGGCATTACATCACCAATTAAACGTACTTTAGTATCACCAACACCAAGTGTTAGTCTTTGAATTTCTCTTCGTTGATTAGCGCCAGAAGATTGTTTTCCTTTGGCTTGATCCCATGCGACCATAGTTGTTTCTCCTTTGTTGTTCGTAAGAACTTAAGTGTAGGATTTCCTCGACTCCGAGGACTCAGGTAAAAAATAAATTTTATCGCCCTTTATTTTGATATAGGGATTAGTTAAATCTTTTCGTATATAAGTTTTTGCAATGTAATCTTGCTTTTCACTTATTCGTCTCATAGATAACAGTTGCAAATATTCTGTTTTCT